AGCGGTTGCGTTAGGACGACGGGGCGCAAAGGTAGTAACGCTGCGGTAATCGCCGCATTCATTTGTTCCGTGGAAACGTCGCCTGGATCGCCCTTTTGCCCGTTAACTAGCACAAAATTCAGGACCGCATCATTTGCGGTTCCTGAATTTGTTACGCTAGGCGGCCCAGGCCAAGCAGTGGTGCTTACAGCACCGACTGTGATGGTCGCAGCATTCCCTTGGATACCTTGGATACCTTGCGGCCCTACCGGACCTCCTGGAATCACAAAATCCAGCACAGCATTCTGAGGCGTCCCAGAATTTACTACGCTTGCCAGACCTGGATAAGCGGTCGTGCTGACGGTGCCTATCGCCACCGTCCCAGCAGGACCAGGAGGACCATTTTCGACCACCTTAATCACATTTGGTACTACGTCATCGACTAGTACCTTGATTACGTTAGGCTCACTCATCGATGTTTGCCCCACCCTTGAGCTTCAAATTGCCCCACATCCAAGTCGTCTCGTATGTCCCATCCCAAAACTCAATCTCGTAGGTCGGCTTGACACCCGCAGCGTAATCAGCGGCAGCGATTACGCGAGTGTCGTCGGGGGTCAAAACCAGATCGATACGGTTACCTGTCACAGTAATGCTAGCATCGTTGGTCGTCTTGACAATCAATTGCTCAGTTCCGTTAAAAACGGTAAAATTGACACGGAGACCCGCAAGTGGGTAGGGGGTAGTGGTAACGGTATCACTGGATTCGAACTCGAATGCCAGCAAATTACTATTGCCGATCCAAATGTCTAGGTCATTACGCGCTGGAGTGCTCATGCCCTAAGTTTAGCCGATTTAGGCTAAACTTGCATGGAAAGGGTGGAAAGTGGGATTAGGGCGGAGGGCACCGATTCTAGCGAGTAATCCCCCCGAAAGGGGGGATTACGAGCAATCCGCATGTCACATATGACTACAGTGGGTTATACCTGTTCAGGGTGTGGTTGGTGGTGTATAGTGGTATGTGTATGTGTTAGGAGTCATTTAGGGATTTTTTTGGCGGAGTAGGAAAATTTATGTTACACTGGTAACTTCGGCCTTTCGTTCGGTGCCCGAACGAAAAGAGGCCAGGGGATGTGAACCCCTGACCTCGAAGTGGCCCATGAACACTTTACCACGATGGACACACAATACTATGATACACAAAAGTCAATCACCTTGCAAGGCTTTCTTGTCTTTCGCAATCCCAAAGGGATTGGAGACCGTTCTAGACGGTCCAATGACTGACGATCTAGCTAAGTTTAGCTATCTTTTACTCCTGTTCTCTATCCCATACAAGGAACGTAGAGAAAAAGGCTTCTATATTTCATTCTCCCGTGAAACGGGTCGCAGGTACTTTAATGCTCGTTGGCCTGCCCTTCGCCAAGCTATGGAGGACTACAAAGATGTATTTGATTGGAACCATAGCTATCTGAACGATGATAAGCTAGGATTCCCCAAGTCGGTACGGCTGACCAAGCCGTACCGCTCGGGCGAATGTGTGCTCTACACCACTAAAAAGAAATACAACAAGATCCACCACATAGACTATGATAACCTTGACGAACCATCCAGACGACTCTTGACCGATTTCGATGCCTTCCGACTTCCTGATGAACCGCCCGACTTTACCAATCCTTGGCAAGCAATAACATGGGATGCCATAGCTAAAGGTGATTATTACGCCAAAAGATGCGAATACGGGCGGTTTCATAGTAATTTCACTTCGTTCAAGCATCGTCATCTCCTGCTATGTGACCGAGGACCGCTAGCGGTCCTCGATGTCAAATCCGCCCAGATGCTTTGCCTAGCGTCAGTAGTCAGGCGATGGGGCGGTAAACATCCAGACATTACCAAGTGGCTAGAAATCTGCAAAGATGGTGACATTTACCAGTATCTAGCGGACATACTCGGTAACACCCGTAAGGAGGCTAAAAATGGCCTCATACGCTGCGTCTTCGAGCGAACCCACCGAATGGTCCGTATGCCTGAGTTCGTCGCTCTACAGCACCATTTTGGCTTCATAGCAGAGTGTATTCTGGAGATCAAAAAAGCAAACGGTTACCGAGACGTAGCTAGGGCGTGTCAGAGAGTCGAAAGTAAAATAATGATAGACAAGGCACTGATGCGATTGCAGGGCGTGCCGATCATAACCTGCCATGATGAGTTTATCTTGCCTGCCGATAGCCTAGAACCTGCGAAGCTATCGCTTCGCAGAGCGTTCAGAGACTACGGCCTGTCTCCTAGCTTTAAGACGAAGGTGGTAGCATGAGCGAATATCCACCAGACTTTGAGAAATGGGCCAAGCATAATCCTTGGATGCAGGAGAATAAGGCAGAAGCCTACGAGCTTTGGAAGCGACGTAGGACTGTAATGAAAGGTAAGCCAAACTGTCCCAAGAAAAAGACCAAAAAGAAAAAACCGAAGCCTAAGTTTACCAATAGGCGGAAGAATAAGCGGAAGAAAAAAGGCTGGGTTGACTACGAAAAGTACATGAAGTCAGCCGCTTGGCGTAAGAAATCCAAGGAATGGCGAGAAGCTGAAGGTAAGTGCGAGATCTGCGGAGCGACCGAGAATCTTCAATGCCATCACAAGCACTATAGGACTCTTGGGCACGAGACACGAGAGGACGTTCAAGTAGTCTGCTACAAATGCCATTGTAGACTGCACAACGTAGATGACTTTGAGAAAAAGAAATAATTTCCTCACTTTCTCCTCAACAAGAGCCGACAATCGGTGTATAGTATTGGCGTAACGAAAGTTACTCCTTAGTTGTGGTTGGTAAACTCCCCGACGCCGTGGCGGGTAATCCACGGCAATTTTTTCTTTCACACTAGAGGACAATATGAAAAAAGGCGATGCAAAGGGCGGAAAAGGATCAGGCAGTAAGGGTAGCGGAGGCAAAGGCTCCGGTGGTAAAGGCGGAAAGGGTGGAGGTAAGGGCTACTAACACCCAATCGGAAATGGGCTGGTAACCCTAGGACGCGGCACCCGAAAGTGCCATAGGTTTGCGGGCGAACGGGGAGTTACTATCCCTAGTAGTCACGGGGCGCGAACCACGCCAATGCCTACCAAGCATTGGCCAAACGTGTCAGTGGTCTAAATGGAAGGACACCCTAACTACGGCTTCCAACCCGTAGCTTATCAGAAGTGAAACCCTGGTAGACAAGGGACATCGCTGGTTCGATTCCAGCCTGACACATTTTCCCCCTTAACCCACGGCTAGAGTCCCAGTAAGGTGCAAGTTCCAGGACTGACGTGCGGTTAGGGGGATTTTTACTAATAGGAGTACAGACTATGACTACCGGCAATCTCTATTTCACGGCCCTCGGTGGCCTCGCCAATACTTTGATCCAGTATCTAGCTGCTTTGACTATCGCAAAGCAGCTAGATAAGCAGGTGGTATGTTCCCTAGAGTTCCTCAACGCTCATAGCGTTGAGGGAACTGGCATCACCCCACGTAAGTATCAATTGGACCAGTTGGCTCTCCCGCCTAAGACAGTAGATCGAATCCCGAGTGGAGTTACTGACTTAGGCTGGGAGCCATCTCTTAGGCATTTGCCGCCAGTCGTATTAGGCGACTGTATGGTGTCAGGCTACTTCCAAGCCTTGGAGTGGTTGCCTCCTTGGGAGGACTGCGACACTATTATAGCGGGCGATGACCTAGCTGAATGGCCTATTAACTTACTAGGAAAACTAAAAGCGGCGTCAGGTGATATAGCCGTACACGTCCGCAGAGGTGATTACGTCACGAATCCCAGTGCCACAGCCTACCACGGCGTCCTGCCCGTTGACTATTACCAACGGGCAGTCGCCAAGGTGCGGGAACGAGTAGGTCGTGACTTAGGTGTAGCCATCTTCTCGGACGATGTTCCTTGGTGCAAGGAACATCTAGCTCCAAATTTAGAAGGTACAGTCACCTATCCGGGCGAAAGTAACGCCACGGCATTGCATGACTTACTAGACTTCTCTGTATATGATTACCGGATTATGGCTAATTCTTCGTTCTCATGGCTTGGATCTTACTTAGGGTATGAAGCACATACAGTCATTTATCCCCTCGCCTGGACCACCAACGGTGGTCCAAGGGCGGGTATGATGAAACCGGAGTGGATTGGACTATGAAAGCAAGACAAGCACAAAAGATCGTACTGAAGTCGTACATGACTTTCGAAATAACCCGCCATAAGTACAGTAGCACGGAAAAAGCTATGTACATAGTTGCTCGTAAGGCGGCTAAAAACACTAAAGCTGCGAAGCACGTAGAGTTTTGGAACGACTTAATTGTTCGAATCCCTCGACTCGCGGCAGACCTCAACATTCACTTAGCGTCGTAATGGGCACCCCATTAGAACCATCACGAAAAGCCAGATCCGAGATCAAATCCGCTGCCGAGTTCCTCGGCAGCGAGATGACTCACGAAAAAGTCCGAGAACTAACGGGATATGACCTTAGCTTAATCCGCCACGTCCTGAAAGGACATAAGCGGCCAAAGCCTATGGGTCGTCCGCCCGTGGTGAATACTAGGAAAAATAAGCCTAAATTTATCGAAGAAATCGAGAACAACCTGCAACTTGAGTGTATTCTAATGGTAGATCGAGCCGCGAGCCAAGAATGGCTCCTGCTCAGTCCCACGGGAGTCCCGGTACTAAAATTGATAGGCTTCGATGACTTGTTACAGTTCACTAGGGTAATCAAAGAGCCTTGTAAGGTGTTTCAACACCTTACGGCTGCTGAGATATTGAAACGAAGAACAGCGAGAAGGAAAAAATGAAACTACTTTTCTTAACCCTATTCGCCAGCGTCCCGCTGTCTCTAGGGCCAAGCCGCCATCATACTGACCTTATCGAGCACAATACGGTCATTGAGCCTAACGGCAAGCCTAAGTTTGAGCAGGTCATCCTATGGGAGCGACTGCCAGCCACAGGCCGCTATGTAGTTCGCGAATGGTATCTATTGAATGACTACAACAGCGAGTTAGGCGTACCTTACAAGACCACTGACGGTCAGTGGGAAGTGGCGATGCCTACTCGTCGTGGCGCGGTAAAGGTCTACTCAGACCTTTACCGCGCCACGCGGACAGTGTATGATCCTGAACGAGAGAACCAGAAGGTTCTCGACGTGAAGTATCGGTTAATGTTTCCAAAGGGAGAATAGTTTATGCGAATACAACAAAAAGACATACACAGCGCCGAGCGTATGGGCGAAGGTTATTATTACGTTCCAGAGGTGGGAGGAGAATTTGGTGATTTCTACCATCTGTGGAAAGACACCGCAGGAGAGTGGCACATTGCCCCAACTTGGACTTTGGAATGCTCAAATAACGAGGAGTTCATCGTCTTGCCTAACATAGAAAGACGAGCTATCAAGATGGATCATCGTCATTTTGAAGCAATCAAGCGTGTCGATGCTCCTGCTGAGCAGGCCCCAGTAGGTAGTTGCCAACCTTACGTTTCAGTCGGCGTGGACTGGGATAAAGCCGAAGAACACTCACCGTCAGGGAAAAAGACTTGGTATCCCGGATGCTGTGACGTTTGCCAAGAGGACGATTGTGCTACTGAGGCCATAATAGCGGACCTTATAATGGCCCGAACCGTATCCGATGCGGAAACCGCAATAGGATACGTTCGAGATCCCGCGACCGGCGACATTTTCAAAGTAACCGTTGAGTACCTAGGGAACAATCCAAATGGAAAAGACTAAATCCCCAATCCTATTACCTTACGTCGAATGTGGCGGCGTGCGTGAGTATTTGACTTTCGCTTATTCGTGGCAACGGGGAACAGAGAACGAAGAAATGACGTTCCACCATTCCTTCCCCATTCGAGCGGCGTTGCCCCTCAAATGGGAGGAAGCTGCCGAGTTTAAGGATACCTTTGTCCTGAGCGGCACTGAACGGGGCCGAAGCACAGCGAGGCTCGTTCTGGTGTCAGTCACCTCGAATAACCGATACCTGATGTTCTTTTCCGACTTTGTGGATATGTTGGCCAAGGTGAATCTCCTGAAAGGAGTATTCACTGGCCGGTTTATCGGAGTGAAGAAAGGGTCCAATTACGCTATCAAGTGGGTGGGCGAATAATGGCAGTCACTAGAGCCAATATACCACGGGTCGAAATAGTCTACTCTGACGGGCAGAAACTTATAATCAAAGGATGTAAGTTAATTAGCGTTCAAAATACGCAGCAACCCATTGAACTCTTTCCTGATTCATCAGATTTAGGCGTCTATCGTAAATACTACAGTCCTGATATTGAGGAGGTAGAAGTACAGATGGAGTTCACTTACAGTCCAAGTAATTACCGTATGATGCGTCGGATGCCTATTGGGGGGATCTACGCTATCCACTATAGGCACAACGATAAGCAGTGGGAACAGGCAATACGAGTAACGTCGTTAGGTCCACATCATTTGGACTTTAGACCAATAGGCGAACCAAAAGAGGTAGAGAAGTGAGTAGTATAAAAACAGTCAGTCTAGTCCGTATCTATTCCGATGACTGGGATGGACTCTACGCCAACGACGAGCTAATCGTCGAAGGTCACGAGGTCCGTGTAACGGACTTGGTGGAGTGGATACAGGAGAATGGGCCGGTGGACATAGTGGACTATTCCAGTTACGAGGCGGACGCCGAGTGGCTGGAAGGTCGGGGGCGATTGCCTCACGAGCTAAAGCGAGTGAGGCTGGCAGCTAATTAGAGGCCCTTGAGAGCCTCCAGGATGCGGACAATACTCGGGTGCCTCATATTGTCCCTTGCATCAAAAACCTGCAATCCGACGCAATCTAGGCCACTTACGGCCTTGATAAAGACCGGCAGACCACCCATTCCTCTAGTATCTTGGGCTGGGTCGCCCAAGATAAGTAGACGGCTATCCTTGCCCAATCGAGTGACCAAGGCTCGGAACTCCTCGATAGAGAGGTTCTGAGCCTCGTCTAGGATTACGCAGGCTCCCGAGAATGTCATGCCTTGGATGTAAGGTAGTGGATACGACTCAATCAAATCAGGATGGATGTTCAGATCTTTAGCGATGGCTTGTAGTGGAGCTAAGTACGGGGCCATCTTCTCATTGGCGGTCCCTGGCAACGCCCCCAATTTCGAACGGCCCATCTCAAGGGGAGATCGAACGTAGATAATTTTCTCGACTACATTTGTTTCGATAGCGTGCTTCGCCCACGCTAACGAAACGAAAGTCTTGCCAGTACCCGCATCCCCGGAACCTATGACTATGGGAAGCTGCTCAGCTAGATACCAGAAGTTTTGTTGGCTATCGTTGAGTTTAAGCCTGCGAGGAGCTTCGTGAAACGAAGTGGTCTCGCTGCTTGCCGCCGTGGTTTTTCGCTTGCGTGCCATAGTTGCTTTCTGTAGGAGTCAAATTCATTGTACCAGACTGGCCAAGAATTTCAGATATTCGTCGTAGGTCTTCTGGTAAGCTGCCCAGAACGCGGGACCGTGTTCTAAATCATCGGCGTGCCAGCTCAAAAGATGCGCACATTCATGCGCTAGGATGAAGCAAGCTACGTCCTGAGGTAGTTTCTTATCCAAGGTGACGATAAAACGTCCGTCCACGGCGTGTGTCGTCGCAAAGGCGTCTGCGAGCGTAGCTCGCACTACGCGAAACCGTAGGTCAGGATATAGCCTCCGGTAGCGAGCCGCGAGGCGAGCGACGAGGTTGGCTGGCATTAAGAACTAAACTCCCGGCCATTAAACATCGCTACCCCATCGAAGATTCCGATGGGGTAGAGGTTGAAGCATCCGTTGTCTCGTATATAGGCTACGGCTACCATGTGAGTCCAGGCATTTGGCTTATTTCGCATAAATCCAGGATTCTGCGAACATAAGCAGCCTAGGTTGTACGCCGTGTGTTTGTCCCTGACATCGATAGGAGAGGTCCAAGTCGCTGCTCCGTAGGAGTGAGTATGACCGAAGCAAATTGAGCGTTGATACGCCATTACCATCTTCTTTGCGGCGGTATCTCCGGTATAAGTCCCGTGGGTGAACCATAACTTACCTATGTTCAAAGCCTCGTTGTATTCACAGATCTTGATTTTCTTACCTTCTTTACGCCTCTCCTTCAGGTGAATGTTCTTTTCGAAATTCACCAAGGAAGCTACTTCTGGATGCTGGTCGGCGTACTTGCGTAATCGGTCGCAGTGATTGCCTTTAGTGACCAGTACCTCATTAGCGTGGGCCGTGAATTGGTCGAATAGGTCATTGAACGAGTCAAACTCTTTCCCCAGATCAGTGACCGCTCTCGCGGTCACTGAATCTCGTATGTACTCAGATACCCCTTCCGCTTCAATAACGTCCCCTAGGAAGCAGGTTGCGTCTGGCTTCACGTACTTGTAGATCTTCAATGCCGTCTCGACGGCTTGAAGATCGTGGTACGGGGCGTGTAGGTCAGGGATAATGAATACTGTACGATGACCCATAGTTCTTTTCCTCTTTTTTCTAAATTATTCCCCAACCCCTTGTCCCAAGTAGTAGTCAGGGGTAAGATACCCCTGACTACTGACTTACGCCCTGACTACACCCTTCATCACCCTTCAAGGATTAGATTATGTTGGAACTACAAAACTTCGAAGAAATGGATGCAGCACTAGACGGACAATTTGCTTGGATGAAAAGTATTATACGGTCGTACACCGGCAAATACCAAGGATTTAGCGAAGACGTTGACGATTTTATGGCAGATTTCATCGTTTGCTATCTCCAGAACCGCCACAAGTATGACCCCGCTCGGGCCTCGCGGAGTCATTGGACTTACTGGCTATTTCGCTCTTGGGCTTGGCGACGGCGACAAAAACAACAAAAGTTACCAAAATTTACACAAAGAGAAGCCGATGCGGTCAAAATCGGTGTACAGTTAGAGGCAGATGAGATTGAGTTAGTCGAGTGCTTTCTTAACCACCCGCAAACCGAGTCGGTGAAGGGACTGGTAAAGAAGACTGGCATCAGTCAACGAGAAGTAGAAGACCGCCTCCATGCGATTCGCCGCAAGGTGGCGAATCGCAGGCGACAGGTGATAGTGAGGAACTAACATGCAACTCAAAGAACTACTGAGACAACTGAAGGAAGGCGAACAGATTTCCTTTTATAAGATCGATGATGCGGTAGGTATTAAGATTGGACTTGTTAGTATGCCTACCGAGTCCTTTGGTGATTTGGTTTCGACGGCAAGAGAATTGACCACCCAACAGATTACGGGGTCAGGCAGCGATCTTGTCCGAGATGCAATCGAGGACATGCTGCGGGAGGTGCGGAAGTGAAAATCGAAGGTATTCCAGAAGGCTACGACCTAGTTAGGATTGGGTATCCAGGTGACGGTGATCTGGTTCTAGTAGGCGAAGACCAAGTACATGTATGGGCTGGAGGCTTAAACTACGAGCGATACCCAGTCGCCATCCTCACACGCATTGCAGCGTGGCGGAGGATAGGCGATGCGACCGTGCCCCCTTTGCCTCACTTGAAGGCTAGGTTTCGGACGTATGCCGATGACCCTTGGACTTATGGGAGTTTACTTTCATACAGGCCGGGCGGTATGCGCTGGCTCTGTGGTGATGGAAAATGGTATCGTTATTGTGAAATCCAAACAGGAGAATGAGATTATGAAAGTTGAATTAGAGTTACCAGAGATCAAAGGCTTTGAATACACGGGTGAGTATCGAGCACCAAGACATGACGAATGGTTTTACAATGATGATAGGGTAACGAAAGCAGAATCGGATTACATGGCAGAATACCCCATCATGCGTCCCGTCGCCAAGTGGCGAGATGCTCGCCCCGGCGACTTGGAGAATGGGCCGGTAGCCTGCCGATGTCGTGATAGTATAAGACAAGATTGGTCACCAGCCGTGTTTGCTGCATATTCTGCGGCTCCGTCTGATGAGTTACGTTACGGCGTGGTAGACGATGAGGGCGAACTAGGCTCATGGTTTGCTTTTTGCCAAGTAAAAGACAATGCGTAAGACACCAACCGAACACCAACGCAAAGCCCTAGAATTCGCCATTGTAAACAATGGGCGAATTCTATTGGCTGACTGTCCTGGACTAGGCAAAAGTCTAAGTGCTATCATGTATTTGGAGCACCAGAAGGCTTGGCCTTGTTTGGTTGTATGCCCTACCAGCGTCAAAACCCACTGGAAGCGTGAATTCGAAGAATTCACAGGCTTAGAGGCAGTAGTCATCAACGGGACTAACCTCTGCGAAGGTCAAGTGACCGAGCAGTTAGTCGTGATAAACTATGACATATTACACGCTCAGTTACCGTGGCTACTGGAACAGAACTTTGCTACCATCGTCTTGGACGAAGCCCATGTTCTCGCTAACCGCGAGAACAAATGGACTAAGGCGGCTATGCAACTAGCCAAGTTTACACCTAAAGTCCTCGGGCTCACCGGCACGCCGATTGCCAATCGGCCTGCCGATTTCTGGCCCATACTTCACGTAATCCGACCAGAACTATTTCCAGACTTTAATTCCTATGCTTGGAAGTATTGTGCCCCCAAATACGAAGAAACATACGGCAAGTGGTCATACAAGGGAGCCACTAACCTTCCCGACTTGCATGAAAAGGTGAAACCTTTCATGCTACGTCGGGGGATGGAGGTACTTGACCTGCCAAACCAAAGTAAGTCCATCCAGTTCGTTGAGATGCAGAACAAGGAGATGTATGACGCCTTACATAAGGAATACGTCGCCACTGCTCGTTCCGGCCATTGGCATGGCCGGAAAGCGAGAGGCGTGGATAAACTGACACTTCTCTCTAACTTACTTATGCTAGTCGCTCGCTGCAAAGCACGCGGCGTGGTAAATTGGATCAAAAATTATTTGGCTGAGCATCCGAACGAGAAGCTACTAGCCTTCACCACACACACCGCAATGCTCGACGTGATTGCACGTCGAGCAGTGGGTGAAGGTGAGTGTATTGTGATTAACGGGCCTGTACCGTCTAAGAAACGGCAGCAGTTAGTGGACTCGTTCCAGACCGACCCTAAAGTTCGATTAGCCGTCTTGAATATCAAGGCGGCATCGGCTGGGATTACGCTCACTGCCGCGACCAAATCGGTCGTCTGTGAGCTTCCGTGGACAGCTAAAGACGTTACCCAACTGTCTGGCCGAAACTACCGTATCGGTCAAGACAGGGAAACGGAAGTCATATTCCTCCTCACCAAAGACACCATTGAGGAGAAATTAGCTAAGCTAATACAGGACAAGCAGAAGTATCACGCAGAGGCCATAGAAGGCCATAGCGTGAATGAGTTACCAATTCACAAGTTACTGGAAGAGGAGATGCGGAAGTAAATGGACAAAATTCCTGAAAAGGTTTCGAAAACCTTCTCGGACTTCTGTAAGATGTATGACTGGAGCGAGCATGAGGTACTGACGTACCTCATGCTCTACGCTCTCGAACAAGGTATTGACTTAGCCATTCCTATTCAGCGTTTAAGGATTCAGGGACCAAAATGGATAGAAGCACGTTTGCAGCGGGACTCGCCCTACTAGTTTTATTCGCCACCTCTGCCTTTGGGATTGACCCAGACGAGAACGGCGTATTTCGGATCACTACACCCACGGGGGCCGCTGGCACGGCCTTTGTGATTGAGCAGGACGGTGAGACTTTATACCTAGCCACGGCTTTCCACGTAGTGGAAAGCCAGAATGGGGCTATCTACACTGGAGCCTCCTATACTTTGGACAACGATACCATTAAGGATATGCCGAAGGTGACGGTCGTAGCGACCGACGCCAAGGCAGACCTTGCGGTGGTTAAGTGTAAGACGACTCGAAAGTTTAAGCCCTTGGCTTTAACTTTCGTCGAGGATATGAAGGAAATCGATAAGGTGGATTTTGCGTACGGGCCGAGTAACGTAAAAGTGGCTTTTTATGGCTACGCCTCCGGCGTCTGGACTAAGACTAGAGGTAACATAGCCTTTGCCTACGAAAACCAAGTATTCGCAGACTCGGTAGTTGCACCGGGACAAAGCGGTGGACCTGCGGTAGTTGAAAACAAAATAGTTGGCGTTGTGTCGGGTGGAAATAACTGGTACAGAAGTTACCAAGACGCCGAGCGAGATGTTACATGGCCGACAAGAACAGGCTCGGCTAAACGACTAAAAGAAATCCTAGATTGGGGTAAGACAAGAAAATGAAAACCAATTGGACAGCTTTTGCCTTTGCTTGCCTAGGCGGTACGCTTATAGGCATAGGTACGCCTCCACTCCGCGAGTCGCCTAAGTTTTGGATTGCCATGTTAGGTGGTATGTCGATGTATGTTGCAGGAACACTTGAGCCTATAAAAAAGGACTAACCCATGTTTGAATCCCTCCGCCAAACCGAATCAAACCCCGTTCCACGGCTCCACACTCTGTACCAGCGACTATCGAATGGCAAGTCCAAAGTCGCGGACATACGATTGCTCGTGGAACGGGGCTTTTCCGAATCTTGCATCGAGAAGGTTTTCAACCTTCTCTCGCTTCGCAATTCGGGTAACATGCCGACTACTGGCTTCATCGCCAAGAACTTCGCTCAGCTTCTAGCAGAAGCTGAGGAAGATCCAGTGGCAAGTAAATTGCCTATCACCCGAGAGGCCATAGATCTCGCAGAGAGAATATGTGCCGATGGTGAGTGTATAGAGATCGAGTATGTTCAAGATGCTCTGAACCGATACCGAGCGTTCCTAGGCAGCACTAGCCATGAGTATTACTGGTATCTACTGCCACCAGCTCAAGAAATGGTCTACGACTGGTTTACGGTAATGGCCAAGTGGGGCAGTCCTAGAAACCGTAAGTTCAGCGTCAATCATTTGAAGTTTGAGGAATTCCTGCGGCTCGTGAAACGAGCCGCGAATAGGGGGTAGGGATGCTTACCGACTTCCTCGACAAGCACGGCATTGAGTGGTCTAAGACTCACAAGCATAGTCGCCAAGGCTGGACGCAGGTTTTTTGTCCAAGATGCGGCAGCGAAAACTTTCACTGCGGCATCAAGGACGACTTATCCAGGGCCAGTTGCTACCGCTGTGGATCATTCAACGTCAGTAGCCTCTTACGGCTACTGACGGATGCCAATTGGCAGGACATTAAGCAGTTAGTCGGTGACCGAGTGTTCATCGCCCGAGACTCGGAAACCGAGTCGCAAGGCGTTTTCACCCCGCCTACTAACCTGAAAGATATAACCGAGATCCCTGCCGTTCACGACTACGTTCGTAGTCGCGGCTTCGATCCTAGATATTTGTCTGAAATATGGCACTGTAAGGCTACTGGCCCTATATCCACTTATCCGTTCAGACTGTATATTCCCATTTACTTAGGCAGGAAGGCCGTCTCTTGGACCGCACGCGCAGCGTGCGGTCAAGAGCAGCGGTATCAAACTGCTAAGCCTAATGAGAAGACTTATGACGAGAAGAAACTGTTGTTTGGGAATCAGTTTACTAAAGGCACGGCTTGCGTGGTAGAAGGTCCGCTCTCCTGCATAGCTGTAGGGCGGGGTGCGGTCGCTACGTTTGGGCTAGCAGTCACTCAGACTCAGGTAAACTTACTTGCCAATTACTACAGGAGAGTCCTTTGCTTCGATTCGGAGGCCGCTGCACAGGAGCGGGCGAGGAAGCTAGCAGATGACTTGTCAGTTTTTCCAGGCGAAACCTTTGTGGTCACTTTAGACTCCGAAGATCCGGCAGAGGCGTTAAAGACCGAAGCCGGAAGGCGAGAGCTTCGCCAGTTACGTAACTTTACTTTTGGAGGATAGATTGTGGCTAAGGAATACTGGGTCTGCGTGGTTGGACCAATAGAACGTGACAAATTACCAGACGGAAGCGATCTACCGATGCGGTGGGCTGTGCAATCGGCTTTCGAAAACGTAACTGGAGAATGGCCTGGAGTTTGTAGTTCAGGCTGGGGATGCGATGAGGCTGAAGCGGAAGCGATCAGCTTAGCGAGACACGAAGCATTTATGAGGAGACAGAAAAACCGTGGCTAAAGCTACCATAACACTAGAAGACAATCCTGACGGCACCATTCACGTAACAATGGAGTTTGATCCGCCAGTTGACAACAATAAGCCTATTGGCGAGCATTCAGATGCAGTCATGGCTGCATTCTGGCTCCACCAACAACTACAGCAAAACGCTAGCGACGAAGAGTAGGCTATGCAGATTGCAGAAGTCAAAGGATCTGAAGAAAGTCTAGTATTGACGTGCCTATGCTTAGACACTGAGGTATTGACTAGGGTGGTGGATATGTTGCCCCCAAATCCATTCCCCTCTAAGTTTTCTAACATAATCTACTCTTGGTGTGTAAATCATTACCGAGAGTTCAAGGAGGCTCCAGGCGGCGTAGCTCTGACTGCGATATACGCAGAGTGGTCTAACACGGTAGATGAAGCCACCTCTTCGCTAGTGGGCAAGTTCTTAGCTTCGCTAGTGCCCGTCCAGCTAAACACGGACTATGCAGTAGCATTGGCTGAACGTATAGTGGTACGGCATTCAGCCAAGCAGCTTGCAGACAAAGTGCAAGCTGCTTTGGCTAATGGTAACGTGGACGCGGCTACTACCGTAATCAAAACTTGGCAACCGCCTACGTTGACCGCTAGCATCGATTTCATTGACCCGATTAACGATACGTCAATCATAGCTAGCTCACATGCAGAGGCTAACTACGAGCCTCTGATACGGTTCAAGGAAGGTACTCCGATTGCTAGATGGTTCGGTCCTACGCTCCACAGAGACGCACTTGTGGTGCTCTGTGGAGCGGACAAGGCAGGGAAGTCTAGCCACCTGACTAACCTATGCCAGAGGGGTCTGCTACAAGGTAAACGAGTGGCTTTTTTTAGCCTGGGCGACTTGAGCACCCCTCAGATGTTGAAAAGATGGACTACCGGATTCCTAGGAAAACCAGAGCGATCCGGTATTATTAAAATACCTACTAGCATAAAATACGAAAACAAGGAATTTTTTGTAGATTACGAGCATAAGGACATTCATTCTGAGTATAGTATAGACGAGGCAGTTGCCGCTTGGGACAAACTTAAAGACCCAAATGGGGAATGCCGTTTACGTTTCATAGACAAGCCAGCCAGAACCATGACCGTTGAAGACATACATAAGACTTTGCTGGGCTGGGGTGCTAAGGGGTGGGTTCCAGACATAATCGGAATCGATTATGTCGCACTGATTGCGTTTAGTCGCGGTTTCGATAAGCAGCATGAGGCATTGGACCACATTTGGACTAAGCTCCGAGCGATCAGTAGTGAGTTCAAATCCTTAGTACTTACTGCAAGCCAAGTGAATTCGGAGTCCTACCAAGCCAATAACTACTGGCTAACGCAGGCTTCGTTTAGTGGCTCCAAGTCTATATGGGCACACTCCAATGCCTGCATAGGACTTAACGCTACTGCTGTCGAAAGAGAGCAGCAGATAACGCGAATGAATTGGATTGTCTTGCGGGAACGTAATTACCTTTCACAGTTACCTTCGTCCTACATAGCTTCGGCATCGTGCCCAAGTATAGGGCGTTTTCACCTAGTTTCGAGTTTCATATAACATGGCATTAATACACAACGGAAAAGCATACAGACTAGCTAATTATAACGACATTGGTAGCGAAGTCCTACTTGGCGATGAGACCTTTGCCCTCGCTTGTGAAGACCCCGCCTACAACACCCTGCGAGAATACGATCCCTCACAGCCTATGCCGTATAAAGCGTGCCAGCGATGGAGGTACGCATGGATAGAATGCGATGATGTAATTACCAGCGAAGATGTACTAAACGACCTATGTGTTTCCATCCACGCCAAACAAAAGGCCACTGGCTGGTGGGACCAAGCGGATAATCCGCTTGTGGTCCCTACCAAGATTGCCTTAATCGTATCAGAGTGTATGGAAGCCCTGGAAGGTCATAGACGAGACCTAATGGACGACAAGCTAACTCACCGCTCGATGCTCGCGGTTGAGTTAGCCGATGTCTTTATTCGCCTAGCCGACCTAGCGGGATTCTTGGGAATCCCGCTAGGGACTATCGTGGCTGAGAAGGAAGCCTATAATGCCCAACGAGCAGATCACAAACCAGAAAACCGAGCAAAGAAAGGCGGCAAACTGTACTAACATGACTGCTACTGTACATTTAGGGGATTGCTTAGAGATACTGAAAGCAATGCCTGATGATAGCGTTGATCTTGTGTTCTGCTCGCCGCCTTATGAGGCGGCGAGAACTTACGGTATCGGTTTTAGCCTGCGAGGGCAGGATTGGGTGGATTGGGCAGTTGAGCGGTATAAAGAGTGTGTGAGAATCTCGCGTGGGTTAGTCGCGTGGGTCGTTGAAGGACAGACTCGTAATTTCCAGTACACAGCTACTCCTGCCCTTTTGATGGCCGATCTACACAGAGGCGGCATTAAACTGCGTAAACCTCCTATATTCAAGCGAGTTGGTATTCCAGGTAGCGGCGGACCCGACTGGTGGCGAAACGATTACGAGTGGATCGTATGTGCCAGCAAAGGTAAACTACCTTGGAGCGATAACACTGCTACTGGACATCCACCGAAATACGCACCTGGAGGCGCACCCAGTCACAGAACTAAAGACGGAACGCGAGTAGGTAAGATGGTTGAAAACGCAACCGAACCTAAAGCGGTTGCGTTTTTGAACGGTGAAATGCCGCCTGGAAGCAAACTACATACAAAGAACAATGGTAATGTTATGCGAGTCCAATGTTATGTACCGCCAGCTAAGGCTAATCCGGGCAACGTCATTGAATGTAGCGTAGGTGGCGGCAGGATGGGTAGTATGCTGGCACACGAAAACGAAGCACCATTTCCTGAAAAGCTAGCAGAGGCTTTTGTATTGTCTTTCTGTCCGCCAGACGGTACAGTATTGGACCCCTTCTGCGGCAGCGGAACCACCCTAGCAGTCGCCCAACAGCATGGTAGACATGCTGTTGGCATTGACATAAGGCAATCGCAGATAGACTTAACACACAAACGTCTTTTAGAAAAGGAATCAGCATAACATGAAAACTGCAATCATAACTCTCTTTACGTTACTGTGCCTTTTGCCAGTTACGACTCAAGCCAACGACCGAGTTACCCTGCGTGATAGCAAGGGCCGGATTACCGGCAGTGCTGTGACGCAAGGTAGTCGGATTATTCTACGGGACAGCAAGGGCCGTATTGATGCCTCGGTAACTATCCGAGGCAGCAAGGCCACTATTCGGGACGGGAAAGGACGATAAACTAAATCCCTTGCATGTTTTGTCAATTTATGGTAGAATACGAAAAGCCAGTTGGTTCCAGCCAACTGGCTTTTCTAACCACCATCAATCAGGAGCTATATCAAGTGGCTAAGTACATTGTAATCAATGGCATCAAAATTGACAAGAACTACCAGGATTTTGTTCCCGAGACCTTTGGTCGTTTAACGACCATTGGTCCGAAGTTCATCCTGCGTAACCCTAACGGCACTAAACAAGCGTACCAAGTTTGTCTCTGTGCGTGTGGAAGCATAGGAGTCTACGCAACCAGTAACGTAGTCAGAGGCAATTCAACGCAATGCGTAAGCTGTAAAAAAGAGAAGGTTGCTGCGAAGAACACACATCACGGTGAGAATACAAGTGTACCTGAATATAGCACGTGGGCAAACCTACTGACCCGCACTAGAAATAAAAATACCGCATGTGCGGATAACTACATTAACAGAGGTATAAAAACGTGTGCCCGTTGGCAAGAGCCGAATGGACAAGGTTACTTAAATTTCCTAGCCGACATGGGCAGAAAGCCTGGGCCTGAGTACACCATTGAACGAAAAGACAATAACGGCGATTACTGTCCAGAGAATTGCAAATGGGCCACTAAAAAGGAACAAAACCGAAATCGTAGGAGTAATATCTATGTAACAATAGATGGCGTAACTAAGTTGAAAACAGACTGGCTGGACGAAGCAGGCATTTCGTCTGCTACTTTGCGTTGGCGATTAAACGCAGGATGGTCTATCGAGCGGGCATACACTGAAAAGAATAAGTACCCAGATAGAAAGTGGAAAAAATGAAACCCGCCTCACCCGCAGCCTACAAGCTATTCCACCAAGGCAGTCTCGCTCTAGCGAAGCTAGAGAGAGTGGGAATGCCAATCGATACGTCGCGCCTCAAGGCGAATGCCGTCGAAATTAACGACGACATTCGCCAGCTTGAGAATGAACTACGCCAAGACGAGATCTTCCGAACACAAAGACTTGTGTTCGGAAAAGATGCGTCCCTTGGCTCCCGTGAGCAGTTAGGTTACGTCCTGTTCCAGCACATGAAATTACCTGGAGCCAAAAAGTCGACCAAGACCGGAAAACCGATAGTAGATGACGCGGTATTGGCTAATATCAGTCTACCTTATATCGATAATTACCGTCGCTACCAAAAGCTACTCAAGATTAGATCTACTTATGTTCAGCCGTTATTGCGGGATACGGTCAACGGTAGGCTTCACGGCTTCTTCAGCCTCCATAACGTCAAATCCTTTCGGGGTTCTTCAGATTCTCCGAATCTGAATAACCTGCCGACCAGAAATAAGTCACTTTCGAAATATGTCAAAGGTAGCATCTGTCCTCCTCCCGGCTACTTTATAGTCGAGATCGACTATAGTAGCCTAGAGGTCCACGTAGCTGCTTGCTATCATCGTGACCCAACGATGATTGACAACCTAGAGCACAACTATGACATGCACACCGCAGTCTCAAAGCAGTGCTACAAATACGACGATGACTTCATAGCCAAGAACAAACCCCTCGCCAAGACTTTGCGGCAGGCCGCAAAGGGCGATGCGGTTTTCTCTTGGTTCTACGGTAACTACTACGTCGATGTCTGCCTTCGCCTCTGGAAGACGGCTCAGGCACAGAACATGATGGACCACCTAGCGAGCGTAGGGATCAAACGTCTAGGACTAGAGTTTGATCCTGACGCGGGTAAATGGGTCGAGAACCACGGATCAGACGCCTTCGTGACTCACATTAAGGCAGTTGAGCATAACTTCTGGAACGTCCGCTATCCAATCTACAACCAGTGGCGGCAGGATTGGTACAGAGCCTACTGCCAAAAAGGATTCTTCCACACGCTTACCGGCTTCGCTTGGTACGGTGTAGAGAAAAGAAATTTCGTAATTAACTGCCCGATTCAGGGTTCTGCGTTCCATTGTCTGCTACAATCGATCATCGACATCCAAGCCGAGATCGAGGCGAGGAAGATGGACGCCGAGATCATTTGCGAAGTACACGATAGTATTTTGGCAGTGGTACACGAAACACAGCTCCATGATTTCGTTGTGATGAGCAACGAAATCATGACGAGCAAATTACGGGCGAAGTGGCCTTGGATCTGCCTCGACCTCAAAACTGAGGTCGAGGTATCCAGGGAAAGTTGGTGGCATAAGGAAGCATATACGGGGAAAGAATGATACAACTACCAAGAATTATAGGCTTTTGTGGCCTGCAAGGGTCCGGTAAGGACACTTGCTGCAAAGAGCTAGTCAAGCATTTGGGATACACTCACGATTATTTTGCAAAGCCAATTTATGATTTGCTTTGGGAAATGGACCCAGACATTTACTGCATGGAGAGTGGTAAGCACCACTCCTTACAGCTTTTGGTTCATGCTATCGGATGGGAAGCCGCCAAACGAAAGTATCCGCAAGTCAGACACTACCTTCAGTTCCTCGGAACTGAAGCAGGTAGGGACATCCACGGCGAAAACTGTTGGATTTCTGCTATGGAGAGGCGGAACCGAGGAGTAAACTATATTGCAATATCTGATGTTCGCTTCGCGAACGAGGGATATTGGATACATGACTGCGGTGGCATCCTAGTCCACGTAATCCGAGACAATACGCCCGAGCAACACAGCAACCACCGTAGCGAGAAGTTTCCAATCCACATCCTAGCACACTATACTTTGACCAATAATGGGGAACCTAGCGAGATCTGGCCACAGATCGAGCGTATCATTAACGACTGGAGATCGATCTAATGGACCTACATATTCGATACCGCCCTACGACCTTAGATCAGGTCGTAGGGCAAGGTAATGCTATCCTTGTCCTCAAGGGCTACCTAGCCGCTAATACCGTGCCACACGTCATTTGCTTCACCGGCAATGCCGGTGTAGGCAAGACGACTTTGGCTAGGATTATGGCATCCGAACTCGGGGCGTCAGGCATGGCGATTACCGAGAAGAACATGGGCGTACACAACGGAATAGAAGACATCCGAGAATTAGGTCACGCCGCTAGCCACAGGGCACTCGGCGGGACCAACTCGGTCTTTATTCTTGACGAGTTCCATTCGATCACTAAGCAGGCTTCCCAGGGCCTCCTCAAGCTCTTTGAGGATTGCCCTAAGCACGCTTATTTCTTCTGCTGTACCAGCCAGCCCGAGAAGATCGATAAGGCCATTCGTACACGAATGGCCGTAATCGAGCTTGGTCCGGTCAAGTCATCTGACCTCGAAGGACTATTACTAAAAGTAATGGAGTCCGAGGATAAGCCAAACGAACCAGTAGCCAAGCAGCTAGCCGATGCCGCAGGCGGCTCGGCTAGAGAGGCTTTGGTTAAGTTAGGTCAAGCAATCGCTTCCGGCTACGCCGAAAGCGTGATTGAGGAACTAACGACGCCCGATGCCGAAAAGTCTGACCGTATTTGGCTAGCCCGAGAGATGATGAACCAAGAGATGCAGTGGACCAAGGTTTACGGGCTTCTCAAGGACGTTACTGACGACGAAGTAGAGAGCTTGCGATGGCTCCTATTGCGGTACGCCCAAACGTGTTTGGGCGTAGCAAGCAAAGCCGATCAAGCGGCTCGCGTCATAACGGCGATGAAGTCGCCGTTTTTTGACGCGAAAAAAGCCGGATTTTTGGCAAATTGTTACTTGGCTCACAAAAAGAAGTAGTATAGTATCTGTTGACCAGACGAGTCACACCCTTCACTAGAATAGGAACACTATGACAGACAACAAAAAATTGAACTTCGAGGTCTCCGTGGAGAATCTACCAGAAGCACTCGCTTCTCTCCCCGGTGACATCAACAATTGGGAGACAGAACTTGCCAATGCCTTGAACAAGCAGTATAAGGCAGAGCAAAAGCTGTCCTTCATCAAGTCTCAAACTGAGATGAAGATTCGGACGAACCCAGTTGACTATGGCAATATCAAGCTCACCGAGGGTGCCATTGGAGCACTCATGGTCATCCAGCCTGAAGTTCAGGCTGCGGAGTCCGAGTTGATTGCAGCTCGGTTGGAAGTTAGCTCGTTAAGGGCTATCACGAACGCTTTGGACGCAAAGCGTTCGGCGTGCAAGTATCTGAGCGAGTTGCTCAGCGGCGGCAAAATTAGCTAGTTTTTTCTTTCTTGAAAGGGTTTTATAGTGGAAGACATGCTCTCCATTGACGACGAGTTGAACCGCATGAATGGTGGTTCAGGATTTTATTTAATCAAGAAACCTAAGGAAGTCGAGGTCATTAAGATCAAGACAGCTTGCACGATGTCGGTCGTGGTGGTTCCTTATGTTACTTCCTGTAGTCCGTATAGAGATCCAGGTCAACTGTATTTCACGCGAGACTACTATCAATACCGAAACCTCGGTATTGAAGGTAAGGATCGATACTTTGACTGCGTTAAGACGTTCAAAGAGAAGTGCCCCATCGGTGACTATATTCGGGCTAACAACATTCCCAAAATGAAGTCACAACAAATGTGCTTGATGAACTTGTACGTCATCGAACGTGACGGTCAGCCAGTCAATAAGATGATGCTTTTGGATTTCTCGCACTACAATTTCGCCACTCCGTTGATTACTGTGGCAAACAACAAAGCGAAGTTTCCAAAGTATGCGTATACGCGGTCGTTTATGGACCCCAAGAAAGGCTCTGTCATCGACATCGCCTTCGAAGAAGGTAGTTTTGATGGTGGTAAGTTCTACAAGGCAACCAGTTTCGACTTCACGCCGCACAATGGCTTCGACGGTAAGATGCCAGAGCTAATTAAGCAGGCAGTCGATCTCGACGCCGCACTTAACAAGCTCAGCTACGAGGAAGCTGCCGAGAAGTTCCTGATCGGTGCTGCTCCCGCAGCACCTCCGGCAGATAAGCCAGAGGCTCCGGCTAAGGGTGGTGACCCTGATCTAGTCGAGGCTGCGAAAGCAGCAGCGACATCGGGAGCCGCGTTTGACGATGAAGGGTGGAACTAGTCACTCCATCACAACCGCAAAAACCCCGCACTTTGCGGGGTTTTTGTTTGTCTCTAACTTCTAGGAGTTTAGTATGGCTTGGGAAAAGTTACCTAATTGTAAGCTAGGGCATGGTGACTGCCTTGAGGTGATGAAGGAAATACCTGATGGCTTTGTTGATATGGTGTTGACTGATCCACCTTACGGCACCACGGCTTGCAAATGGGATGCAATCATCCCATTTGAGCCGATGTGGTGTGAGCTGAAACGCATTTGCAAGCAGAACGGTGCAATTGTTATGACTGCCAGCCAGCCGTTTACATCGGTCCTGGTTGTATCTAAACTAAGTGCGTTCAAGTATTGTTGGGTGTGGGACAAAAAGAAACCCTCTAATTTCCCGTTGGCGAAGAAGCAGCCTATGAAGTACCATGAGGACATCGTAGTATTCAGTTTCGGGTCCACGCCGTACTACCCAGAAATGGTCTCAGTGAAGGGCCGCAAAGCCAAAAAAGGTAAGAATGATGGTGCTTCTGTTTTCAATAAGGGGCTAGAACGGCCCGATTATTTGGACAAGGTTTATACTGACAAATACCCTTCTTCTATCATAGAGATCAGTAATGCCGATCAGACTAATAGACTACACCCCACCCAAAAACCCGTTGCCTTGATGGAGTACCTCATCAAGACCTACACCAACCCCAGTGAAGTCGTTCTCGACTTCACTATGGGTTCGGGCACCACAGGAGTAGCCTGCGTCAATCTCAACCGCCGATTTATCGGCATCGAGAAGGACGAGGGCTACTTTAACCTAGCTAAAGAAAGAATACAAAAGACAATACAGGAGAAAACAGAAAACCAATGACAGACACGATTTATCTTGACTTAGACGGCGTGCTAGTGGACTGGGTAGGCGGCGTCCTTTCCGCATTCGGAAAGGACAGGGCCGAGCAGAATACCTTGTTCGAGCATGACTTGTTTCGCTTTTGGGGCCTAAGTGCCGATCACTATCGGAATGAGGTAGCACCGAATTCCCAGTGGTGGGAATGCTTGGAGCCGCTACCTTGGGCAAAAGATCTACTCGACCTTTGCCAGAAGTATTGTAATAATGTGCTAATCTGTACGAGCCACGGGCGTTGCGCTCATGCTCCCACAGGCAAGCACCTATGGGTCAATCGAGTCCTCGGACTCGATTCGACCAAGGTAATCAATATCTACGACAAGTGGCGATTGGCTTACCAGCCTCGGGTAGTCCTCATCGACGATTCCGACCACGTAATTGAAAAGTGGGCGGAAGTCGCTAGGCAGCAACCCGGTGGCTACGAAAACGCGATTCGAATGCCGCAGCCTTGGAACAAGGCAAGGGCATTCGTGGATCAGAGGATGGAGTATATTCAACGAAGTTTGTGTGTTTACGCTAAGAGGCATAAGTAACTATGACAATCAAAGTAAAACTGTTGGAGCCAATTGAAGGTTACTCGGACATTGCGGAGTATCGCCGCGTCATGGAAGGTGACTTTTATTTTAATAGCCTCTCCGAGGAATTTATACAAGCCAGTGGAGATTTTCCGCGTCACGGCTACGGGCTAGTCCTCACCCCCATCCCAAAGTGGCGTCCCGCCACTTTGGAGGATGGTATCCGTGCTATTCGTGGTGAAACGATCAAAGCTCGATTCCGTGAGGGAATAAACAACGGATGGTCAGAAGGCGAACTAGCTACAGTCTGGCCGGAACCACACGAAACGCGATGGGGCAAACGAAATTCTGGTAGCTGGAGATATTGCGAGGTGCTAGATGTCTAAGCGAATGAAAGAACTACAAGACGCTATCGAACAAATCCCCGAGACTCGCTCGCTCGCGCTCCCGAATCTTTCCCTAGGCTGCGATCTGCTCGACTTGCATATCTCTGGCGAGATAGGCAAGTCTGCGAGTCCAGGTATGCTCCTCTGGTTCCACGGACCATCAGGCTCAGGCAAGAGCTTTCATGCGAAAGTCTTACTAGCCGAAGCTGCCAATTCGCCCGAATACGAAAATCACCGCTTGGTGATTTTCGACGGCGAACATGGCTCTAACTTTGACTGCAAGAAATTCTTTGGCCGGAAGCTAGCCGAGAAGATCGAGCAGGCCGAAGCCAAGTCCTTGGATCACCTCTACGATGCCTTAGATGGCATCGTAGAGGAGCCAGCGATCATTGTCGTGGACTCTTGGGACTCTTGGCTACCAGATGCCGCAGTCAAAAAGATCGATGCTGACAAAAAGAAACGGGCAGAAGACAAAGAACCAGACGGCGACTATGGGATGGAACATGGTAAGATTCATTCCAAACGCCTACGGCAGTTAGTCCCTAAGCTCGCTAAGACTAATTCCATCGTAGTTGGAATTAGTCAGCACCGAGCTAACATCGACCGAGCTAACAAGTACAGTCCTAAGGACACGGTTCCAGGCGGGCAGGCTTTGAAATTCTGGGCACATATCGAACTAGAGACTACGATCACGGGCAAGATCAAGAAAGAGGTTCAGGGAGCAGAAATCGCTATCGGTGACTATATCGGCGTCAAAGTCCACAAGAACCGAGTCAACGGCTTACGGATGAACTTCGTGGAGGAGTTCTACCCAACGCTAGGAATCGATAACATCGGTTCCTCGTTGAGTTGGCTGAAGGACAATAAGTATATCGAGGTTACGGGCGGTCGGTATAAGCTGCCGTTCTTCGAAGGTAAAGGATATTATCGAGAAGAAACGATCAGCAAAATTGAGGCAGAAAATTTGGAGAATTCTCTGCGAACCCTGCTTGCAGAGAAGTATAGTGATTACGTTAGCCAAATGCAGGTTGAACGTAAATCCAGATACGAGTAACAAATATGCTTAAAGAACTCTACGACCTAGCCTCAGTAATACTCCACTTCATCAGTGGAGTATTACTGGGAGCATTCATCGTCGGCACCAGCCTCTACGCCTTTCTAGCCATTCGGTACGTCATTTTTGGCGATAAGAAATGAGACAAACCTATTTACTACTTGACGTGTCTGCGCTCAGTCATCGAGCCTTACACTCTGTCGGAGATTTAGTCCATCCAGACAATCCCGAGCAGTACACCGGCGTCCTTTACCAACTTCACCAAACGGCTCGCCGTTTGGCGGAAGACTTTAACACGCCTAACCTTTGCTTTTTCTTTGACTCTCGCCGTAGCTTGCGTAAGGAAGCCTACCCGACCTACAAGGGTCAGCGGGAACTAGATCGAGCCAAAGAGAATCCGGTGATGAAAGCTAGGCGGCAAGGAATGCACGATCAAGTGCAATCCTTGCCGAAGCTGCTAAGGCAGATGGGCGTGGTGAACATATTCGGGCAGACAGGCTATGAGGCCGATGACCTCATAGCCTCTGCTGCTCTGAATAATCAGGAGCACGAACTAATCATCGTTGGCCGGGACCAAGACCTGTTCCAGGTCTTGGGTCCGAACGTCAGTATGTACGATGTCAAAAAGCGAGTGTTTTACACTGAGGCTGATTTCCGCCGTGACTGGAACCTAAGCCCATGTCAATGGGCCTCGGTTAAGGCTTGGGCGGGATGTACGAGTGATTCGATTGAAGGTGTAGCTAAAGTAGGCGAAAAGACGGCGGCTAAGTATATCCGAGGGCAAATTCCTTCGGACAATAGTAAGTACCCCCTATTCGCCAACAACATCGAAGTCTACAATCGGAACATTAACTTGGTCAAACTACCTTACGGTGGCACTGACCGCATAATCCTTTCGCCTCAAGGCGAAAGGATTCGGTGGAGTATATTAGTTGACCTAATCGGAGCGAATAGCGACGATTGGTTGGATGACCTTAAAATTGGGGAGATGTAGAAGTGGCTATTAAGATTGAAGTTGGTCAGTGGTATCGATCAAACATTGGATTGAATGTCAAGTGTATTTACATTGACAAAACGAAGCGCAGTGACAAGTATGTACTTGCGTTTCCAGACGGTTCTGTAGGTCATCATACAGCCGAGGCGGTTGAGGAGCACTTACCTGACTGTACAGGGTTTGACTGGAAGCCGCCGCAGCGACCAGAGCCGCCCGCAGGGTGGCGATGGTTGGGCGATGATGAGCAAATTCAAGTAGGTGACCATTTCTGGAATCGGCGTACTCCAGGAATACCTAATAGGGCTTACGGTGCTGGCGGAACTTGGGGAGAAATAAAACATGAGTTTGATGACATCGCTTGGGGCATTATCCGCAAAGTACCAACTTACCGCCCATTCGCCAATGCAGCCGAGTTTGCTCCGCATCGGGATCGATGGATTCAGCGAAGCAGTAAACACGACACAGTGAATACTATTCCAAGTGGATGTTTCCGCGTGACATCGTACAACGACCATCACGTTTGGACTTGTGACGGCCATCCAGAGTCTTACGAGACTATGTTTAAGGATGGTAAAAAGTTCGACGACGGTACGCCATTCGGAGTTTTAGATGAGTAAATCAATCGACCAATACCCATTCGTCAAGTTACGTTCAGAGAGCGACAGCGTAAAGCAAGTCCGTTACCGCCCAGTTGGTTTCTGGTCGGACATGGTTACTGTCAGTGTTTGGAAAGACTTTAGAACAGGTAGTGACAATCCAGCGGAAATTACGTGGTCGGCTGGAGGTCGTGATTACGACCAAGAGCCAGACGATACCAAAGCAGCAACAAACTTCGCACTGGCCCTTATCGATGCTACGATAGTGGCCAAGGCGTTTAATCAAGTAGCAAAGGAAAATCAAAGTGAACAAAGCAACGAAACGGCAACTTAAAGAAATCATTCGTCGTCAAAACGAGATCAAGGAAAAGGCTCGGGTTGCACGCAACCTTCGCCTTCTGTTCCTAGCCCAAAAGAAAGACGACGCTGCCAAGAACAAGCTACGGGAAAAGCCAAAGCGGGTAATCCGTATCCGCGACCGGCACCTGTTGCAAATGATTCACGGTACGCTGAGCGAGAGAAACGAAGCTCACTACCGGGCAATCGGGATTACGCGGGCGGACATCGAAGCCTTGGTTGCGAAGCGACCAAGGCTTATGGAGAAGCTACAATTCGCTGGTCTAACTTTGGAGCCTGTAAGTGAGTAAGCAAACATTAACAGTTGAGATTGAAGTACCCAAAGGGTACGAACTCACGGGCGTTGTGAGACCACCACAGCAAGGTGAATACTACCTAGACGGTGACTGGAAGTCAGTAAGCAAAGCACACATAAATTTCTCACATGCTGCTTATCCAATTCTCCGCAAGGCGGAGAATTGGAAGCCGTTGCATTCTGGTCAAGCCTGTTATTTTGGCGAAAGACAGGATCGAATAAAGATCCGTGTCTGGAGCCAAGACCGTACTGTATGTAGTGATAATATAGTAGGTACGGTAAAGGATTTAACTTTCTGGGATGGAATAGCGGGCAATTCCAATCAGCCCAGTATCCGTTTCAGGCGAGTTGACGGATATACGTTTGTAGTTGATCTCAATTACGCTGAATACCTTGAGGAGGAGAAGTAGTGGGAAGCCTATACGATGATGCTATGCGTGCTCACGCCGAGCAAATGCGAGGCGGTACGCGGGATATGGAAGCTGTAGGTCTTGTGGCTCAGAACCAATGTGAGCCACAAACGACCTCGAAGCAAATGCTATCTTTTATGACTGGCTCGCGGTGTTACCCATATACCAACAAACTACCTGATGACATTGACGTGGTTATACCAGTCGATGCCGAGACCAAGGAATCCTTAGAGACAATCCTAGGCAAGCCCTGCAAGAGCGGCAATATAAACCTTATTCTAGCTGCCACTCCTAAGGAATACGCCGCTTGGGAGGAAGCCAAGCGGCGGTGCATTGACGTATTTACCGCTCGTTACTCCCACGGCAAGAAATGGACTAAGGCAGACGCCATCAAGATACACGACTCTACGTTTGCTGAGATGGGTATTGCCAGAAAACAGAAAGGTAATTACTGATGGCTAAGTCACAGAAAGGAGGCTCTTTTGAGCGGGAGCTGTCAAGACAGCTTTCGCTCTGGTGGTCAGGGGGCCAAGACGATAGCTGGTTTTGGCGCAGTTCGCAGAGTGGCGGCAGAGCCACTCAAAGAGCCAAGAAAGGCAAGTCCACCACTAACGCATCCGGTGACATTGCTGCGCAATGTCACGAGGCTCAAAAGCTATTGGACTGTCTGACACTAGAGCTGAAGCGGGGATATAAGGACATCTCTATTGCAGACCTTTACGAACGCCGTAGCGGTGGCTTCCATCTGTTTGTTGAGCAGGCCCAAAAGAGTGCCAGCCTAGCCGGGACGCCCGGCTGGGCTGTGATTCACAAGCGGGATCGTAGGAATGCCGTGATTCATTGGTTCTTACCTTCCCGACTACTTAATGACGACATTACGGTTACCGAAAGCCTAGAGACATTCCTTACTGAAGAACGACGATACTTCCTACAAAAAGAATGGATGGTGCGTTTTGGCGAAAAAGAAACCTAAGCCTACCGCAGAGAATGACCTAAACGACTATATCCGCTACGAGTTAGCTCAGCCGTTCATGGCCAAAACGCTAACGGCATTCGACAAGGACTTTCACCCACATCCCCACGACCGTAAGTTCTGGACTGCTGTTTGCAGTCCAGAACTAGAATTGTCGTTTGTGGTGCATGTCGCGGTCGCTGGCCGAATGCGTGAGTTGGTGGGTTACCTGATAACGGAATACACCGGCAAGATCTTTATCGAGATTCACCGATTGCTAGTCGCCCCGCATCGCCGCCGAATCAAAGTCGCTACGCGACTACTATTAACGGCGATTGCGGAGAAGCCTTACAGTGCCAATAAGCTAATCTACACTGTGCCCGAGAACGACCTAGACACGCAGGTATTCCTGCGTGCTAGCGGGTTCAAGGCTAAGGCACCACTGGTGAAGGATGCTTTCCCCGGCTACAATCATCCAGACGGAATCAAGTTTATTTGGAGGGAGCAGATCAATGACATGGCATAAATTGACGAACTGTAAACTGGCTCACGGTGACTGCCTTGAGGTGATGAAGGAAATACCGGATGGTATTGTTGATATGGTATTAACTGACCCTCCTTACGGCACCACGGCTTGCAAATGGGATGCAATCATCCCATTTGAGCCGATGTGGGAGCAGTTGAAACGGATTGCCAAGAAGAAAGCGGCAATTGTGATGACGGCTAGTCAGCCATTTACGAGTGTTTTGGCTGTAAGCAATTTAGATATGTTCAAATACTGTTGGGCATGGAAAAAAAGCAAAGCGAGTAACTTTCCACATGCTCCCAACATGCCTTTGAAAATACTAGAGGATATTCTTGTATTTTCCCAAGGCGTTGTTGGTCATGCAACGCAAGCAGGCGAAAACAGAATGAATTACTATCCTCAAGGTATTCGGGAAGGATCTACTGTAGTCAAGCAGAACAAAAACACATCAGAACTAAAGTACCACAGAGAAAGCCAAACGAATCACACTACCGGCTATAAGTGCAAGAACGAAAACTATCCGACCACGTTACTTGACATCAAAAGTGAGAACGGTCTCCATCCCACCCAAAAACCCGTCGCCTTGATGGAATACCTCATAAAGACCTACACTAACCCCAGTGAAGTCGTTCTCGACTTCACTATGGGTTCAGGTACTACCGGAGTAGCCTGCGTCAATCTCGGACGCCGATTTATCGGCATCGAGAAGGACGAGGGCTACTTTAACCTAGCTAAAGACCGGATACAGAAGACAATCGACGAAAAGGCAGCGGCAGTACAAGAGGAGACACAAGATGGAGTTTAATCGCCAGAGCCTACTAAGGATTCTTGAATCCTGTGCTCCAGGATTGAATGCCAAAGAAGCCGTCGAGCAAAGTTCCTGCTTCATTCTGAAGCAGGGAACACTGCTCACTTATAACGGCGAGATCCTTTGTACGACTACCTTAGTCAACGACGCAGGCGAGCCGTTCATCGCTCACGGAGCGATTCCGGCTAAGCCTCTCCTCGACGTACTCCGCAAGTCACCTGACGACGAGATCGAGCTAATCGCTGCCGACGATCACATAGCAATTAAAGGCACCGGGCGTCGGCAGAAAATCGTCATGGCTTCCGATATTCTGCTGGATGTTAGTGAAGTCGAGGAGCCGGGCGAGTATATTGACCTTCCGCCCATATTTAGCGAAGCCCTGAATATGGCGGCTAGTTGCACGGCCAAGAACTCCGACAACTTCGCCCTCAATTGCGTAGCAATTGGGGCGAAAGGGTTGCAGGCTACCGATCAGTATTCCGCCCTACGCTTCGTAGTTTCGACCGGACTCGTTGGCGGGAACGTGTTGGCTAGAGGGTCAAGCCTCAAAGGAATCACCGGCCTGGGGCTCGCCAAGGCGAGCTACGGCCAGGATTTCGTTTGGTTCAGTACCTATAGCGGTACAAAAGTCGCGGTGCGACTTTTGGCTACCGAGTACCCTGACCTGTCCTGCATTTTTAAGGAACCGGCTATCTGTAGCTTTGATCTGCCGGGATCGGTGCTAGACATTATTGAGCGGACTGTTCCGTTCGTAGCCGAGAATGCTACCGGCAAGTACATCAGGATTAGCTTGGCTAATAATCTGTTGACGGTGACCGCTGCGAACACAATCGGGGATTTTCTGGAAGAAAAGCCGATTAGTTACGAAGGTCCGAGTGTATCATTTACGGTGAACCCAGAGACTATGGTTGGCTTGCTCCGCAGTGGGTCAGCGATTGAGGTCACCCCTTCGTCCTTGAGGACGAAGGGTGATGGGTATTGTTTGGTGGCAAGTGCGAGTCAAGA